CGACGACCTGCTGGAGCTCGCGTGGAAAAACACGGTCCTGAATCAGGAGATAATGCAGGCGGTCATCCGAAAAGACGCCGTCGAGCTGGAAAACGTGAGATTACGCAAGCAAGTCGCCCGCTTCGACCCTGACGGCGACGGAAACGTCGGCGGCAGCAGGGTGAAAACCCCAAAAAGGCGACCATTTTGACATGAACGACAACTGCGTCGACCGCGTCCGCTGCTCCGCCACCGTCGACAAGATTCGGGATGGCCCCGTGCCACTGTGGGAGGTGTACGTGTGGGGCCAGCCGCCGTTCGATCACCGCAGAACCTATATTCTCGAGCTGAAGAGTGATAATCTCGCGGCGTTTGAAGGCCTGCGCCTCTTTGAGGAGGAAATGGAGGCCCTGCGGGAGATCAAGTAGATGGCCGGACTGGTTCCTCAAACACTGCGTCTGACCGGCGACAACGACGAAAACATGCTCGACGACGAAGACATCCAGGTCGAGGCCGTTGACGACGAAGGCCACGAGGTCGCGGACGTCGATGATCGCGGCAACGTCGTCCGCATCGAGCACGGAGACGGCTCCGTCACCATCTCCACCGACGACAGCCCCATTGAGAGCGCCGCCGGGCGCGGCAAGGGCGAGTGGTTCGACAACCTCGTCGACGACATCGAACCCGATGAGCTCTCCCGGATCTCGGAGGACCTCCTTCGCGGGATCGGCGACGACATCGAAAGCAGGCGCGACTGGATCGAATCCCGCGCCACCGGCATCAAGCTCCTGGGCCTGACTATCGAGATTCCGTCCCTCGCAGGCGGCGGCGACGGCGCGCCGGTGGAGGGCATGAGCAAGGTCCGCCACCCCCTGCTGCTGGAGGCCGTCCTCCGCTTTCAGGCCAACGCCCGCAGCGAAATGCTGCCGACCGATGGCCCCGTGAAGATCCGCAACGACGACAACCGCGCCGACCTCAACGAGGACCTGCTGTCCAACGCCCTGGAGCGCGACCTGAACCACTACCTCACGGCGGTGGCGACGGAATACTACCCCGACACTGACCGCATGCTGCTGATGCTGGGCTTCGGCGGCACCGCCTTCAAGAAGGTCTACTTCTGCCCCCTGCGCAATCGCCCGGTGTCCGAGACCGTCGACGCCGACGACCTGATCGTCAACAACAGCGCCACCGACCTCAATAACGCCAAGCGCATCACCCACCGCGTCTACATGCGTCCGTCGACCGTGCGCCGCCTGCAGATCCTGGGTGTTTACAAGGACACCGAGCTGTCTGAGCCGAGCGCGATAACGCTGGACAGCCAGCAGCTCGAGGAGCGGGCGCAGCAGGGCCTCTCGGAGTCCGGCAACCCCGACGACCGCGACCGCGAGATCTACGAATGCTACTGCGAGCTGGACATCAAGGGCTTCGAGCACAAGCACAAGGGCAAGGCCTCCGGCCTGGAGATCCCCTACCGCGTCACCATTGACGTCAGCTCCCGCGAGATCCTCTCCGTCGTCCGCAATTACAATGAGGACGACGAAGTTCTGCCGGAGCCCCGGCAGACCTTCACGAAGTACACCTTCGTGCCGGGCATGGGCTTCTACGACATCGGCCTCCTGCACATCCTGGGCAACACCACCAACGCCATCACGGCGGCCTGGCGCGAATTGCTGGACGCCGGAATGTACTCCAACTTCCCCGGCTTCCTGATGGCCGACACCGGAGGCCGCCAGAACACCAACATCTTCCGCGTGCCGCCTGGCGGCGGCGCGCTGGTGAAGACAGGGGGGTTGCCGATCTCGCAGGCGGTGATGCCGCTGCCGTACCAGCCGCCGTCGCAGGCGCTGATGATGCTGGTGAGCGACATCTCCCAGACCGGCATGCGGATTGGCGGCACGTCTGAGCAGCAAGTGGGCGAGGGCCGCGCCGACGCCCCCGTGGGCACCACCCTGGCGATGATCGAGCAGGCCACGAAGGTGATGAACAGCGTTCACAAGCGCATTCACGCCGCCCAGGCCAATGAGTTCAAGCTGCTGGTGCAGTGCTTCCGGGAGCACCCCGAGAGCTTCTGGCAGCGTGGCTGCAAGTCCCAGACCAAGTGGGATGAGGACACCTTCACCTACGCCGTCAACAACTGCGAGCTGGTGCCGCAGGCTGACCCGAACACGGCGTCGCACTCACAGCGGGTGATGAAGATCACCGCCCTGAAGCAGCTGCAGGCGGCGTCGCCGCAGCTGTACGACGCCATCGCCGTCGACACCGCCGCGCTGCAGGCCATCGGCTGGAGTAACCCGCAGCAGTTCCTGGCCCCCGCTTCGGCTCAAGCTCAGCCGACGCCGGAGGTGCAGAAGGCGATGGCGGAGATCGCCGTGAAGAACCGCACCGCCGACGCCCAGATGCTGGATTCGCAGGCGAAGATGGCGGAGGTGCAGGCCAAGATCCAGTCCGGCGCCTTCGCCCCCAAGCCGGAGGGCGGCTCGCCCGGTGGCTTCCAGCAGCAGGATACGCCCGTCGACATCGAGCTGGCGAAGGTCAAGCTCCTGGATGCGCAGACGCGGGCGCAGCAGGTCGGCGTCAAGCACCAGGACGTCATGCTGCAGGAGCAGAGCCGCCAGGCCGACCGCGAGAGCCGCGAGCACCTGAAGGTCATGGAGCTCGCGAAGGACGTCCTGCTGCACCCTGAGGGCGCTGAAACGGTCGGCAAGAAGGTCAAGAAGATCGAGAAAGACCTGTCGTGAACCTGGACCCGAAAGCCATCCGCAAGGCGTTGATGACGGCCAAGAGCCTTCACACCGTCTCGCGCGATGTCACCGGCCACGGCAAGCAGAAGATCCGCAGCGCCATCTCCAGCTACAGCGGGGAGTCCGGCGGCGCGATGGCTGATGGGGGTGAGGCGGTCCGGCGGGCCCTGATGCTGGCCAAGGACGATGCCGGTAAGACGGTGCCCGAGAGCCCCCGCACCCTGCATTTGCAGCGTCAGGCTCTGCTGGCGGGCAAGCGCAAGGCCATGCTGTTCCCCAAGGGCGGGGGCCGTGAGGCTGTCGTTGCTCCGGGCATGGAGCGCATGGAGACGCCGGACGGCGTGATCCACTACAATCCCGGCATGGTCAGCGAGCGCGAGATCGCGCAGGCCATCAAGCACAAGCGCCTGAACGAGGTTCTGGGCTTGGGCCCGTACTCCAAGACCGACATTGTGAAGCGCGTGTCGCGTGGCGCTTCGCCTGTGGCTGTCGTGGCGCGCGATGCCCACGGCACCGAGGCGGCTGCGGCTCTGGGCACGCATGAGACCGCGCCCGAGCAGATGCCACACATTGCCGCCCAGACGCCGCCCGGTGGTTCCGTGGGCCTCGAGAACCCGGCTGAGACCGTGCTGCGTCGGGCTGATGGGGGCGCAGCGCCAGTACGTATCAAGCTGGGAAACCGTTATCCACAACCGAAAGAGCACGAATACTTTCTGCCGCCCGGACACCCCGAGCGGGAGGCCAATCTGGCGGAATTTATGAGGGGCAGCGTCACGCCGCCGGTGCTGTACCACTCGACACCAAGGAATTTTAGCAAGTTCCGCACAGACAGTGAATCTGGGGCCCACTTTGGAACTAAAGAGCAAGCGAACGCTTTTGGCAGCCAAGAGTATTCTAACGCAACGGCATTGACGTGGTTGTCAGGAGTACCCGTACGCAGTTCAGTTATGGCGGCTTGGACAGAAGATGGCGGCGCTGGCAGGTCTATAATGCCATCGCACGTCGCTATCAAGAACCCCTTAAGGCTGACGGATTACGGGGATTTTAGGTCAGACACCGTCAGGTCTCAATTGATGGATTTGGCGAAATTCACCGGCTCCGTCACGCCTACCAAAAAACTGATCGAGATGGATTACTACAACAACAACATTGAAGACGAGATGCGCGATGAGGTCCGAAAAACCATTGTCGGCTCTGGCTATGACGGCATTGTCTACCTGAACAGGCGAGAGGGTATAAAAAACCTGTTGTTCAACGGCGAACACCCGCATGAAATGGACGACAAAGCGTTCAGGGAGCAGCACCCGGAGGCGGAGGACAGCTACATCGCCTTCCGGCCCCAGCAAATCAAATCCGCCGTAGGCAATACCGGCACGTTCAACCCCAACGACCCGGACATCACCAAGGCCGAAGGCGGTGAGGTGGGGGAGCCTATCGAGCAGGACACGCCAGCCGCCACCGCTGAGATGCAGCACAAGGCTGAGCCGTTGGAATACAGCGAAGCCGGTTTTGGTCTTCACCAGTTCGTCAATAACAACATTGGCTTTGCTGGCGGCGCGAGGACGGGGCAATTCGGCACCGACGGAACGCATCGCCTTGGCTATTCGGTTTATGATCTCACCCACCCCAGCGGGGAGCCTGTGTCAGTCGGGAAGGCTGAGCTTAATTTCCACCCGGAGACCAAAAGGATTGAGGGGATAGTCAATCTTGAGTTCGACAAAAAGTATCGCGGCATGGGATACGGAACCCGCGCCGTTAAGGCGCTCGCGGCTTCAAACCCAGAAGGCCTTCAGGTCTACGACATCAAGAAAAGCGCCAAGCCGTTCTGGGCCAAGATGGGGGGCGATTTCCGAAAAGGCGACCCTAAGAAAAACGAATTGGCGGCTGCAACCAATGCTTTTATCCCGCATGAAATCCACAAGGCCGGTGGCGGGGAGGTCGAGGGGTATCTCCCGCCGGACCACCCCGAGCGCCTGGCCAACCTGGCCAGACACATGGAGGGCAGCGCCACTCCGCACGTGGTCTATCACGCGACACCCAACTGGGAGGGTGAGGCGTACGATCCCGACCGGGAGTCGCTCAACAACAAGACCAACGCTCGAGGTTTTTACGCCCATGAAAGTCCGGAGCGCGCCAACGGGTACGCCATAGACGTCGAGGGCCTATCCAAGAAGACCCTGACCGGCAGAAAGGTCGGAGCGGAAGACGCGTACGGGGAGGGCGCTCAGATCCTTCCGGTCCACATGTCCGTCAAGAAGCCGTACATTCCGGGACAGACAGAGATCACGCCAAGGATGGCGGCGGCATATGCGGAAGAGCTGAAAAAGACCAACCGGCACCTTAATGACGACAACGACTGGTTTGACCGCCAGGTCCAGATCGCTATCGAGCGCAAGCAGATCAGCCGCAGCGCACTGAACGGCAACGGCGCTGCGTACCAGCGCGTGCTCATGGCTGGCGGCCACGACGGCATTAGGGACGGGGCTGAGTGGGCCGCCTTCCACCCCCACCAGATTAAATCAGTCTACAATCGCGGCACGTTCGACCCCAATATCCCGCACATGGGCAGAGCCGAAGGCGGTGAGGTGGTGACCGGCGACGAGCACCCCCTTCACGGCGCCCTCTCGCACGCGACGACGCTGGACTACCCCCACCTCGCCGACGGCGGCAGAGCCGTGAAGTCGGGCGTCCATGAGCTGCTCGGAAACCTCCACCCGGCTGGCTCCGGCTACGGGGGCACGCCCGGCATGCCGTCGACCGTCAAGCTGCCGGGTATCGGCGAGGTGGAGTCGCGCCCCATTCCGGAGATCCAGGACGTCGCTGCGAAGTATATGGCCGAGAGGGGCGAGCCCGGCGGCCACCTCATCAGCCACTTCTCCCCCTTCAACGTGGAGTTCGCGCAGAAGCTCGCGCATACCTTCGAGGCGCTGAAGGATGACCCCCAGAACCCCGAGGTCCGGAGGTCCTACGACGCCCTGATTGACGACACCCTCGCGCAGTACGAGGCGGCCAAGAAAACTGGCATCGACTTCAAGTTCCTGAAGCCGGACGAGGAGGACCCCTACGCCGCCTCCCCCGCCCTCGGCTACGAGGACATTGTCAACAACGGACGCCTGCGGGTCCTCTCGACCCAGAACCAGGGCTACGGCATGCACGGCATGGACGAAAGCCACAACCCCCTGCTCCAGCGCGTGGGCCGCGTCGGCGACCTCGACAATGCCACCGCCAACGACGCCTTCCGCGTGGTGCACGACGTCTTCGGCCACTTCGGCCCCGGAAATCCCTACTTCAGGGCGCCGGGCGAGGAGCGCGCCTTCCAGCTGCACTCGAAGATGTACTCGCCGGAGGCGCTGGGGGCGGCGGCGACGGAGCTCCGGGGCCAGAACTCGTGGCTGAATTACGGCCCCCACGGTGAGCGCAATCGCACGGCGCTGTCCGGGGACACCGTCTACGCCCCGCAGAAGGCGGCCATTATGCCGAAGTGGGCGCGGGGGCCGAACGACAAGGTCATCCGCAAGGCGATGATGATCGCGAAGGCGGGCGGCGGCGCACTCAAGAAGAACCCCGCCGGGATGCACAGCGGCGCGGCGCAGGTTATCCGCAACCTGCCGCAGCCGAAGGGGCCCCTGCAGCAGCTCCTGGCCACCGCCAAGGGCGTGAAGCCGGAGGAGATCCGGTGGTCCGGCGTCCAGAGGGCGCTGGGGGACAAGTCCTCCGTGACGCGGGAGGAGCTCGCCGACTACCTCGAAAACAACATCCCGCAGGTGTCTGTGCAGTCCCGCAAGGGTCCGAAATTCCCCTACAGCACCGAGGAGGAGTGGGCCGACGCCATCGACGACGCCGAGGGTGGCGAGGACGGGCCCACCTACAGCAGCAGGAAAGCGCGAGAGCTGAGGAGCGAATACGACGTCTGGCGCGGAGCCGACACGGCGCAGTACCCGCACACGCAGGGCCGCGCTCGCTTCCAGGCAAAATACACCCTCCCCGGGCTTGAGGACTACCGCGAGGACGCCCTCACGCTGCCGTCTACGCAAGACGTCGGGCGCATATTCGAGCCGGACGAGGAGGCCCTGAGTCACCACGCGGAAGAAGTCGCCGACCTCAAGCGTAAAATTTCGGTGTCCATGCAGGCCCACAAGGTGGCGGCGGCGCACGCCGACAGGGCATTCGAGGCCATCCAGAAAAACGAATTTGACCAGAACCTTATGGACGAGTTCAATGAGGCGACGCGGACCCACAACCACGCGATGGACCACACAAACGGCCTCCTGTGGGCGGAGCGGGCCCTGAACGGCCTTATGCTGCAGCAGACCCGCGAGAGAGCCGCCGCGAAGGGCCCCAAGGGGTACACCGCCGGTAAACCCTTTTTCCAGAAGGTGCACTTCCCGCACCCCGACATCGCCGCGTGGGTTCGTATGGGCACGCGCCACACTCCGGATGGCCGCAAGATCCTGCATGTGGAGGAGCTGCAGAGCGACTGGGGCCAGGCGGGGCGAAAAAAGGGCCACGGCTTCTACGACCCGCAGCAGCCGCTGGGGTACGGCCACCAGCACACGCCGCATGGCCACCGCTGGGAGAAACGTAGTCCGGCGACCGG